TAGACTTTTGGTCTCAATTATTGCTGAGGCCTTTCCACATCGCTCTTATGAGTTATCTCAAGAAGATCGAGATGGACAGTGCCTTCAACCAAAACGGAGGTTTCAGAAGAATACTAACCTTTAATAAGAACAGTTTCACGGCTTCTTATGATTTAACCGCTGCAACTGATCGCTTCCCTCTACAGCCTCAATTGACCGTGCTCAAACATCTGTTTGGGGACGAGTTAAAGGAGATGTGGTCCGAGTTGATAATTAACAGGCCCTTCAAGTATAGTCGCCCGGGAGCTGCCACCACAACCATAACATGGAGTGTGGGGCAGCCTCTTGGCGCCTATGCAAGTTGGGCTCTGTTCTCTGTGACCCACCACCTGGTGGTGGCTTACTGCGCATATTGTAGTAATCCGGTGAAGTATAACGGGTTATACTCATTTCGCGACTACCAAATGCTAGGGGACGATATCGTAATTCTTGACTCAGCAGTGGCTGCCGTCTATGTAGAAGTTATGTCGGCCTTAGGCGTTGATATCAATCACTCTAAGTCCTTCATATCTCCCACGAATCTCTCTGGTGAGTTTACTAAGAGGCTCTTCAGAAATGGGGAGGAAATAAGCCCTATACCATTTAACCAGGTGCTGTCAAGTCTAGATTGTCACTACAATGTGATTAATCTGGCTGATAGTCTGATAAATAGATGGGGCCTTGTTTCCACACTCGCTGAACGTTTCATAACCGAACTACCAGACTTTCGAGGGAAGACAAGTGACATCCGATTGATCTTCTCTTATCGAGAATGGATCAACGGAGGCGTTGCTTTCCCTTTCTGCCTATTCGATAGACCATCCGCCCTCGAAGGGTTAAGAAGGTACATATTGAAAGGTATATCTGATAAAGTTATAGTGGTCACTCAGGGTGTTAGGCCCGAGGGAACACCGGAGGATGTTTCAGCCACATTCTTGAAAGCATTCAAAATGGAGGCGGATAATCCGTCGACCCTGCCACAGATGATATACGACAACTGGTCAGATAGGTCTATCTCTAAACTTATGGAGGCGATGTACACACCTGCCTTTACTTTTGAAGCAGATGCTAGCACTCCTCCAACTTCGGAAATGTACGATACTATCCAACAACAGCTTAAGCTTTCCTTCCGGGCCCAGAATACTCTGGAGGAGGTTGGTGTCGAACTGTTCTTTCTGAAAATGAAACGACGTAACACGGAAGTTTCCGTGCAATTCGCACTCAAATTCTTTAGGGAACTGTTGAAATCCAAGGAGCAACCTCTTGTTCTCCCGGCTAAACAGTCCGACCATCATGATTTCATGCTTGGTCAGTTGTTTCAAGGTTTTCTCAAATCTGAGATGTAGTTGTGTATATTACTAGACAAGCCGGCGGTTTTCCGGCTCCTTCTTGCAATACTTCCAGGTGACCCCGTTCGGG